CCAACTTTGCGTTATTGTAAAGCGGTGCTAAAATGCTTTGCAACAATAGCTTACCCGTTGTAGTATTGCCGTTGATGTTTTCTTGAATTAATGCCACTACATTTTTAAAAGTAGTAGTATCAATAGTAATTTGAAGCACCAAAGAATCTTGCTTTTGTGCTTTGGTTGTTGTGGCGGCAAATAATGCGGCAATAAATAATAGTTTTTTCATGTTATTTTTTTAGCAAACCTAAGTATTTTAAGATATAATCGTCAATAATGTTATCACTTGTCCATAAAGTTATTATGGCATTTGGGATTTGAATGTTCATTTGCCCTATGCTTTTTGCTTTACGGTCAAATAATTGAACGTAAGAATTTGCACCGCTTGTATCGTGTCTTGGGATGCCTAATACTGTCCAACTAACTTGGTATACCGTATCTTTAAGCAAAGCATTGTAAAGCACAGGCTTTACTTGTATTGCGTTTGCAACGGTGTCGACTTGTTGTGCTGATGCGTTTAAGGTGAACGCTAAACCGATGATTAATAGTACTTGTTTCATATTTGTGTTCGGGGTTTAATTTATTGTACTTGATATTGAAAAGAAAATGATATAGTGTTACTTCCTACTGTTGCTCCGCTCATTGATGTAAATATTTGATTAGTTGATGCACTCGCTGTTGAATTATACATAACTAATCCGTTTGCCCCATTTCCGTTACTACCTGTGGCTTGATTGCTATTTGAAAAATTATTACCAACGGGGATTGTAACATTTATGCCGCAAACAGAACTAGAAGCCGTAAAACTAACTCTCATGTAAACAGTGCAAATATTTCCAATTCTAGTATAACTTGCGTGTTGAACGGTATAACTAGATGTATTAAGATTATCCGTAATCGTAGGCGTATAAGTTCCACTAGCAATAGTTTGCGTTGCACTTAACTCACCCGATGAATTAGCTTGTACTAATCTATCTCCTGTACCTGCAAGACTACTAAACGTAGCTGCGCCTGTGGTAGACATTGTAAATCTTTTAGTTGCAGAACCCCCTGCTGCTAAAAATATTTCTCCTTCTGAAAAGATACCAACACTGTAATCTGTTCCGCTACCTGCAACAGTATTATAAGGATAAAGCCCTCCTCTATTTGCAGATGCTTCATTTACTATATACAATCGTGCGTTCACATTACCACTCACCTGCAACCTTGCACCGTTGTCTGTTGTTGTGCCTAAGAGTAAGTTGCCACCACTTGTTATGCGCATACGTTCGGTTACACTGTTATTAGTATAAAAACGTAAATTAGTAGAAGATGCACCTATTGCAAAATCAGTACTTACACCATCGCCCCAAGTTGCAGCATCAGTAATATAACCAACATCTACTGCTGATGCGTTTCTAATTCTATAATAAGCGTCATTTGCTTCTGCAGTAACTTTACCTCTTACATCTAATGTAGTATTTGGACTTGTAGTACCTATACCTACGTTACCTGTTGAGGTTATAGCAAAATAAGTTCCAGCGATATTCCCTATTTGGTAATTATCATTTACATAGTTATTATATGCGTTCCATTTTAAAGTTCCATTTTCATAATAACCTAATTGAGCAAAAGTATCTGTTGCAGCATTTAATTTAATCATTACATTGCTACCATCAACTTGTAATCTTTCACTTGGGCTTGTTGTTCCCACTCCCAATCTCCCACTCGCATCTAACGTCATAGCTTGGGTGAAGGATATAGCGTTACCTGCTGTGCCTGATGGGGCGGTTAGCCAAACGTGTTCTCCTGCATTTTGTCTATATCTTGTAGCAAATCCATTTGTAATATATGTATAATTATATGCGCTATTAATAAACATATTTGAAGCAACTTCAATTAAAGGTGCATCAGTTTGGCTATGTATTGATGCGCCATTAGGTAATTGAATAACTCTATATGATGATGTCTGCCAAGCACTCGGTGTAACTCCTAATCCTAAATTGCCTGAAGATGCTATTGTCAAGGCAGTTGTAGCACCACCATTAGTATTAATAAGAACTCCTCTGCCAGTTGCAGCATTTATAATTATGCCATCAGTAGCATCTCTTGAAGCGTAAATTTTATTGTTTGCATTTGCTCTGCCACCCCATCCTAAAGCCATGTATGGTATAGAATATGTAGCATCAAAACCCATTTGAATATCACCATTTCTTGCGCTTATTTCTGTCGTGCTTATTATAGCTCCACTCACCTGCAACCTCTCACCGTTGTCTACCGTTCCGCCCAAAAGTAAGTTGCCATTAGCTGCCAACGTCATTGCTTGGGTAAAGCTAATGGATGTATTAGCCGTACCACTTACGGCTGTTTCCCATCTGTGCTGACCTGAAACTTGTCTGTACATTGCAGCAGCACCAGTTGATATATATGTTCTTGCCGAACCGTTAAAATAAGTGTTAGTGCCAAAAAATATATTGCCATTATTAGATACAATGTATGCATCATCTGCTATTTGTATTGCAGGTCTACCACTCCACGCACTCGGTGTTACTCCTAATCCTATTGCATTAGTTCCCTCTTGTAATACACTATTCCCCACCGTTGTACTTCCTGTAAACTTAGGTAGGTAGTTAGTAGTGCCTGTACCTGTTACAGGGTTGGTTAATACGCTTTGGTATTGCGGAATATTTAAAGTAGAGCCTACTAATGTAGCCGCCCCACTTGTGCCTGTGGTTGTTAAGGTTAAAATGTTTTGTTTTGTCTGAATCCTACTTTGTACGTTGGTAAGTGAATCGGTAAACCTTTGAACCCTTGTGTAAGGCAATAGCATAGCCGCCGTATCGCTTATATTTAGTTTCAAAGCATTTTGTGATGTAGTAGTATAAGTATTGTTATCAACGCTTCCATCCGCTTTTAAAAACTGTGATGAAGTGCCACCGTTCTTTACTAATGTAGTAGCTTCCAATGTACCTGTAATCGTTGCAGCATTGCCACTCCCGCTTGTTTTGTTTACTATTAAACCTTCCCCATTGCCGCCTTTGGTAATATTTAAAGCAACTCCACTACCAGATCCATGATTGATTATAACATTACCAGAATTTCCAGATACATTAAATGTTTTTTGACCCGTTATGGTTTGGCTTGTAGTTAAATCAACAAAGTTTTGTGTTGATGACCCCGTACCTCCATTTGCTATTGGAACTATTGAAGTTGTTCCTAATACACCTGCACTTGTATTTGTAACAATACCCGCAGTTGATAAACTGTTTATACTGGTAACACCTGCGCTGCTAATTGAAATTGCATCAACATTATTGCCAGATGTATTTGTTACACCTAAAACCATATCGTTGCCAGTAAACGACAAATGATTGCTAGTTGATTTTATATAGCTACCATACAATATTCCAGACCCAACTGAAGTTCCTATTTTCAAAAAATCAGTACTAAGGCTATTTGTGTTTTTTCTTATATTTAATTCCTGACTTAGAGATATACCTGCATCGGCTTGTATTCTTAATACGGACAAGCCTGCGCCTATCCTCATACTATCTCCAAATGCTTTAATCCCAAATACCGTTTGCGCCCCAAATGTTCTAACTACTTGGTTTAACAATCCCGTTGTATCGCTATCCCTAAAGTAAGGCGCTAACATACTAGCCGTATCGCTTATATTCACTTTGGTAGCTGCAAGGCTATCTAAGCCTTGTTTTAATCTTGCCCTTGTAGTATATCCATTCGCAAATAAAGTGTCGCTAATGAGCTTATATGCGCTTAAATTACCGCCTGTTGCAATAGGTCGCCAAAAGCCCCTATATCTATAATACATTACGCTATCCCTTGCAATTGTTAAGGCAATAGTATCCGCCGCCGTAAATTGGCTTGTATCCTTACTACCAATCCCAATACCGTTTACAAACTTAGTCTTGGCTGAAGTTGGCGCAAATTGCCCAAAAGAAACAAAACTTGAAATAAGGAATAAAAATGTTAATAGTTGTTTCATTATATGTATTGAATTGTTATTGTTTCACCCGCCGAAAAGCTATATTCTCTTTGTAAAGTTCCTGCTGCGGTATCAAATAGTAATTGATCACCCGTTGGTGTTCCACTTGTTATAATTTGCCCCGAACCTATGCCGCCTACTAAAACCAAAGAAACTATCCTACCAACTAATCTTGCATCACTTATAACATTGCTATCTGTAGCGGCTACCCAAATAGTAGTAATGCTACTTGAATTAATTAAAGCAACTAATTGAGCAATAGTAATCTTTTTAGTACCGATATTACTTACATCGTAAATAGCCAACAAGTCCGATAATACTGGTATCGTTGCCGCTAATTGGTCAATCCGTTTATCAAGTGCCATAATTGTAATTTGTAGGTACTGCGCAACGGTCTGCGATGTACGGTAATTTAATGGTGAATGATAACTGCGCCCCTGCTAAATAGTCTAATTCGCTTTCATTGGTCAAAGTAATTGTGCAATCTTTTGATACATTCCAAATAGGATTGTATTTTTGGTAAAGCAATTGGGCAAATATATCTTTTGCCACTTCTCTCATGTCGCTTGTTACCTCTAATTCGTTATAGGTTTTATCGGTTTCGCTTCCACCTTGTACGGTTCTATCCATAAAGAATAAACTAGCCGCCATTATATTATCCGCGCTTGAAATAGTTTCACTAGGGTAAGGCATAAAACAAGCGGGATAAACTACATCTAAACGCAAAGCATCGTCAATATCACCAAACACAAACGTATTAATTTGCTCGTGTGCCTCTGCTATTGCTTTTATTCTTTTGACTATTTGGTTTAAGGTCATCTTTCTTTTTTTGCTGCTCGATAAATTTTTGTAACTTCTCTTGATTTTTCAAATGATAAGTCTTATTGCTCATCTGCATCCTTTTTTATATTTAGAATCCGATACCTGATAACTACCATTATCACATTTGCAATCATTGCCCATATAAAAAGTAGTTGTGTATGCGTTTATTTTTGGAATCTCAATGTCGATGCCAGTTCCAGGTTCATCATATTCAGGAAATAGAGTATGGTTTTCTAATAAATAGTTAGCCATCTTTTGACCATAAAACTCCGCCTTTTTCTTAAACCTATTAGCTTCGCTTATAATTTCTTGTACATCGGGATTAATTGTATTGTCCGAACTTTTACGAACCAATCCTTTGTTGTAAAGTTGGTACGTTAATGTGTTTGGGCTTTCGCTTAATACATAATAAGTCAAGGCGTCTAATAAATAATCACGCCACAATATTAAATAGTTTCCTATTGGTAAACCTGCCTCAATATCGTCTTGAAGTTTGTTCATTAATGCAGTGCCTAACAATGGTAAGATATAAGCATCTTGACAATACTTAATATCGGGCTTTACTTGCTTTTCATCCACGTTGGAATGTAAGCCTGTTCTATCTTTAATCTGTTGTACTGTAATTAGTAGTGTATTGCTGCTCATTTTATTTTCTTGTTACTATTTGAGAAAACCACCTATGCCTACAATGTGGCTTATTTGTACCGTCATCGTTCCACCATCCGCCTCTACGATCAAACACGCTATATCCAACTTGCGCTGATATTTGTTCAATCTCGGCTCTTGAATAAAGTCTATCCAAAGTCATTAATTGTTTGCAAAAATCCCTTGAAGGATGCGCCGCCGAATTGCGTTCATTGGCAGGTATTTCTGGAAGCCACTCGTAAGAATAGCGAACCAAAAATTGTGTAGTTTGTGGCTTTATTTGCTCAACAATCTTTGCCAAAGGTTGTGTTAGTTTACGCTCTATTACAATGTTTGTTTGATCGCCTTTGCCTATTGTAGTTTGTTGTGTACTTATTAAACCTTTTTCAATTGCCGCGCTTATAATATCGGTAACCCTTCTAACGGTTACGTTTAAAGTATCGGCAATTACCTCTGGGGTAATACGCTTATCCTTTGCAATTAAATCCAAAACATTGCTTTCTATTTGTGTAACATCAGCAAAGGCTTGTAGTTCCGTTTGGTCATTAAACCTTACACGCGATACAAGTACATTATAGTTTTGCTTACTATCGCCAAACTTAGCAAATATACTTACCTCGTCTTGCGCCGACATTTGAGTTGGTAATTCATCAACTCCTAACATTGTATTTATATCGTCATCACTTAAACCAAGTGCGCTTTTAAGCATTACGGTTGCGGCTTCTTTTGTTAATTTGCCTTGTCCTACTTGTCTAATGATGCGAAGCAATTGTTGATGTTGTTTGCCCGTTAATGAACGCAAAGCCTCGTTTGTTGCACCCAATGGAACTTGAACGCCTTGCTCGTTTGTTGGTTGGTATTTACTAGCATCAATACCCGCTACCTCAAACAAGTATTCTTTAGGCGCACCCATAGCTATTAAATCGGCAAAGGTTACTTGTAATCCAATAGGATTTACAGGCATAATTTTTAAAACCTCATTATAACCCGCATAACGTGCCAACATATTGAACACGCCTTCCAATAACATTTGCTTATCGTTGGCATATGTGTTTTTAAATATTTCGTAAGCATCCTTTAACTCGGTGCTTGTGCCTAACTTTCCTGGTTGAGCAATACCAAACAATGAAGGTGAAGTAATTTCATGCCCCGCAAATATGTTATTTTGTATTAACGTATCTACGGCGGTAAAATCTTCCTTAGTCATATCGGATGCGCCTAAATCATCGATAATGGGTTTACGAGCCGCATCGGTAACAAATGAAAGGATAAACTTTTTGCCATCCGAACCAGTGAATCTTTTTTCAAAGGTTTTTGTAATCTCCATCTTTTCGTCATCCGATGGCTCACCATTTGGCAATGTAATTAACTTCGATGGTGTAAAGCCAGTTGAAGCATTACCCAAAACGTGCTTACTTACCTCTACATCACTTTCTATAAAGTTTAATGCAGGGAAATAACCAGGAAGCGGATAAGCCATTCCGCCAGGTCTATATTCTTTTACAAATAATATTTGTACTTTTTCATTGGTATTTGGATTGAAAGCAGGAATAACCTTTGCTTCTTTCTTATCTCTACCAATAGCTAACCAATCTTCTTTATACCAAAATTGCGTATTGTCTTTGTTGGTTCTTACCCTTGTATAATCTACATGGTTTACACTTGCAATCTGTCTGCCTAATTGTCCCCAAATAACTTCTAAATAACAACCGCCAAAGGTTTCAATGTCTAAAGCTACTTTTCTAGTTAGTACATCTAACATCATTTTGTTTGCAAAAGTTGAATCTTCACCCGATTCGGTTACCCAACCATTGCCCGAAATATACTTTGCCTTGTTGTTTATTATAGCACCATGCTTTGCAGACTTGTTAAATAAGTCTAACAAGTAAGTAGGATAGTCGTTCTTTTCTCCAAATTCAATATATCCTTCGGCTCTTTTTTCCTTGTATGCAGGTTGTTTTGCTTCTGCAAATTTTAGTATGAATATGCTTTCACTCATGATGGTATAATAAATTCAGTTTCAACCCCGATAGGGCTTGTAAATATTGTTGCACTTTGCTTTAAATCCATTATGCCAGTTTCTAATAAATTAAGCCCTATTGGATTTGTATTGCTTGTGCTTGTTTGCTCGTATATGTTGTAAATGTATTGCTCTACTTTAGCGGTACTAAATAAGGTGTTTGATATGTTAAATTTATTATATCGTTGCTTGTATTGGCTTATATCGGCTGCATTAAGCAAAACAAATTTAACCTCTGTGTTTGTAGTCCTACCTGTAAATATAAATAAATAATTAGGCGAAGTTAGCAATTGCTTTTCGGTCAATGTAACAACTATATTTGAAGTAATGCCTTTTGTAAGTACTAGCATAACTTAAATAGCAAAATCATTGGTTTTGGTCAAAAACAACAATGCCCCGATATTATTCAGGGCATCGTTTAATTTTATTTATGTTTTATTAGCTTCCAACAGTTAATAAAGTAGCAGCACAAGCATCGGTTACGCTTGGTGCAAGGCTTGGTTCCATAGCGGTGAAAGTAAAGGTGTAACCGTTACGATCTCCAGAAGCAGTACCAGAACCACTATTTCCAGCAGTTGCATGAAGGTGTCTAGTTTTACCTAACAACCAATATGCACCGTTTGCATCTTTAGCTACTGCAATTAATCTATTTTTTGCCAACAACAACAATTCATTTCTTGTAGCGGTTTGCATTCTATTGCAAACAATGGTCAATTCTTGTTGGTAGAAGATAGTTCCGTTTTGTACGTTGCTATTTAAGTTTTCAACAAAGAACGCCGTATCTTGGTCTTGCTCATATTTTCTAAAAACCTTTCCCGTTGCTTTGGTTATTGCAGAAACAGATCCACTAGCTTCGGTAACGCTTGTAACATTACCTTCCTCAATGAAGTAAATTTCTACCAAACCGCCAACACTATCGCGGCAATCTAAACTATATGAACTTGTTAAAGCACATGGCATGATTAATAATTTTTAAAGGGTAGGCACATTTAGTACCTACCCCGATTTTTTATACTATAAATTTAACAATCTCTGCAGGGAAAGCCACCTGAACACCAGCTTTGAAAGCTAAGTGAAACTTAACATTTCTATCATCTTGGCTATACCACATTTCCGCATTTGTTTCATCGCTTAACAAATCAGTACCGAAATACATATTTGAAAGTCTAAGACCAAACAAATCGTTTGTTCCATTTAAACCATGAACTGCAATTACTTTGTAATTTGTTCCTGGAATAGTGAACTCACCGTTTCCGATATTTTGTGAACCGTAGTTAAACAAGTTAGCATTAACGTGAGCATCAACTACTAAGTTAAATGTATCCCATCCAGAGAAGATAACAAAATCTTCTTTACCCATTACTTGTGCAGGGATAGCGTTTTTGATTCCTTTAATAACACTTAAAATGTTAGTTACGGTTAAACTTGTAACGGTTGCACTTACATATGGAGTAGTGTTTGCATCTACAACACCAGCAGCAGCGTTAATGATTTTTATAAATCCGTCGAACTTGTTTAAGTTCATGTTGGTGCTTAACTTATCACCTTGCCAGATTGCAGTTTCTAATTGCTCTGCAACTTTACCAGCTTTTCTGTCCATGTAAGCAGCCTCAAAAGGAACGCTATCTTGGTTAGTGCCTGGTCTTAATGATTCTTGTAAATACTTAGCTTCTAAATCTTTAGGGCAAAGTGCTTCTTGAATCTTGATTTTACCAACAGTCAAAGTTCTTTGAGTGAATGTAGTTGTACCAGAAGCATTGAAAGCGCAACCGCTATCATCTTGGAAAGCCGCATCGGTATCCATGATGTTTACAGTTTGAGCCGACTTTACTTCAACCATTACGTTACCTGCTGATTGAATTAATTGTTGAGTTTTTGCATCGAAAAGCGAAGAAGCGACAATCTCGTCTGCCTTCTGCTTAACGTAGTCTGTAAGTGTTCCTACTGAGAATGCCATTTTTATTTATTTTTGATTTGAGTTAATAACTTTGTAATATTTGAAAGTCTTTCTTTTTTATTGTCGATAACTTGACCGAATTTAGTTTTTTGTACCTCTGTTGGTTCAGACGCAGGAGTTTCAATTAAACCTTCAACCAATGAAACTAAATCATTGAATGCTTGTTTCAATCTAACTTGCTCTGCCATTAATTGTGGTACTCTTGCATCTTCCATTGGTGGCTTTGCTGCCTCAACAGGTGCTTCTGGCATTACAGGCTCGGCTGCTTTAATTTCATAAATCAACCCACTTGCATCAACTTCAATTGCAGAACCATCTGCCATAAGGTATTCACCCTCTGGAACAGGTACGCCATCTTTTGTAACTGCGCCGCCTATTTCTAATTTGTCAATAGATACGCTTGAACCATCCATTAAAGTGTAATCTTTAAACTCTACTGGTGCTTCTTCTGCAACTGGTGCAGCAGCTTGTTCAACAGGTACTTCGTTAAATACCGCTTTGATTTTTTCTAGTAATTCTTTTGCGTTCATAACCTAAATAGTTTTTAATTAATAATATGGTCAAATAGAAAGTATTGCCTTAATTTTTTCAAGCACTTCTTCATCACTCATAGCCTCTTTTTTTGGCTTGTATTGAAATAAACCCTCAACGCTAAAGCCTTTAATTAGTCCATCTTTTACCATGTTCCAAACGGAGTCGTTATTTACTTTAAACGATCCAAACCAACTGCCGTCTGCAATATCTTCATAACCTTTCATTGGCATTTTGCCGTTTGCCCTATCTACTATCCAGCTTTCAAACATGGTAGCACCTTCTACAATAGAACCGCCATCGTGCATAAGATTTACATTTGACTGAAAACCTTTTTGATAATACTTAATAGCTATTTTTTCAATTGTTGCTGCATTAAAAACTGCATAGTATTCGCCAAATTCTTGATCGTTTCTATAAATAGGCATATCTGCAACCATTAACGGACCAGATATAATTCTTTTTTCTAAATTGGTATTGAATTTAGCAGAACCAAAGTTGCCTTTATTATCCCATTTGCTATAACAAATTGCGGCTGCTTGGTCGCTTTCTATACCGTTGTTTATTTCGTATGCTATGCAACGCGGTATAAATTCGTCTTTTGATTCACCTGCTTTTGGTTCAATAACAAATTCGGTGAACTTCTGCCAATTCATTTGAATAGCAGGTCTATCAACCAAAGCAATGTAATTCACTTCGGTATCGTTGTTTTCATCTTCCGATATGTCTAACAAATAAACAGGTAAGTCCATAATGTATATAGTTTATTTTGGGTTTTTGGTCAAATAGCTTATCCAAAGGTTGTTTGTTTTTGTATCCTTCTAATCTTTTGTTGTGCGCTACTTATTTCGGTTTCTACTACATAAGCCTTTATTGCTCTATTACCCATTGCGTTAATACTACGTTGGTCAAGTGTTACTTGATTTGCAGCAATAGTAGTTGGGTTTAATGGTGAACCAGCGTTTAAATTAGGCGCAGATGGTACGGAAGCACCACCGCTACCACCGCCAGGAACTTGAACCGATACAATATTTTTAACCGCAGCAAAACCCGCAGCACCAACGGCAGCCGCAGAAATAAAGTTAAAAGGTGGCGGGGCAGAACCCAATGCTTGTGTAATACCTTTGTAAGTATTTATAATTGATGCAGCAATAGCCAACGCTTTACCTGCTACTGTTTCTTTGCCAGCAACCATTGAAAGATTAGTAATAGCACTTGATACCGCTTCAAGTGATTTTGTTTTAGCTTCTGCTTCTTTTTCTCCAATTTTTACATTAGCTTTTGCGGTATCTTCATTTGTTTTTACAATAGCTGCTCCCGCGGCAATGTTTTTTTCAATCATTTTACCCAAAGCCGAACTTCGCATTTGTTCTAATGAATCGGCATCGTCTTTTGCTTTTTTATCTTCAGCGGCTTTTTGTTCTGCTCTTTGTTGAGAAAGCGTTGCATAAGCATCAATATTTTCTTGTTGTTCTTTGCCTCTTAAAGCCCTACGTTTATTATAGGCATCTAATTCTGCTTGATACTCTTTATCTAATGCAGCACGTTGGGCAGCTTCAATTTCTAATTGTTTTTCAAATGCCTTCTTTGCTTCTTCTTGTCTTGTCTTGTCTAAATCTGCTGCTCTGTCTTTATCTGCATTATTTATTAACCTGTTTCTTTGTTCGTAAGCTTGACCTATAAATGTATTTCTTTCTTGTTCAGTTAATTTGTCATCATTTAAAAATTCTAGCTTTTTCTTTTGATAATCAACATCAGCATTCATTTTGGCTTGCGTGTACTTATCGTACTTGTCAGCGTTTAAATCTAAAAATCTATTTGCAGCATCTAAATTTGTTTTTGTATCTTTTTTTAACTTATCTAATGCCCTACTTGCTTCGCTTGTTACGCCTACAAAATCTGTAATTTGGTCTACTAACTTTCCTACAAAGTTTCCAAAGGTTTGTAGTCCTGGAATTGCATTTAATACCGCTTTTTTAACCGCCTCAAAGTTTGCTACAAGTAAACCTAAACCAACCGCAAGCGCACCTATACCTGTTGCTATAATTGCACCTCTTAAAGTTGAAAATGCGGTTACTACTTGCGTTTTTATTACCGCCCCTAATTGTTTAAAGCTATCTATACTTTCGCCTATTGCTTGTAGCCCTTGCGATGCAGCCATTGCTGACTGTACTTTTAATAAAGTCTTTTGTACATCTTCGCTTTCGCTACCAAATAAAGCCATACTACCCTGTAAGGCTGAAAATCCACCCGCTACACCCGCCAAAGATGAAGTTAATGCCTTAAACTTTGCATCTGGGTTAAAAGCCTCTGTTAATGCTTTTGCATCGCCTATACGGTCTTTTAATTCCCCTGCAACCTTTGCGGCGTTAATAGCTTCTTTGCTAGTTGCACCAAACTTGTCGGATAATACTTGCACCTCTTTCTGCGCCTCACGCATTGCTTTTTTAATACTACCAACCGATTCTATTGCTTTGTCGGCTTGTAACTGTACCGATAAACCTATTATCTCACTCATAAATCTATTACTTTAAGTAGTTGAATTTCGGTTGTACCTAAATCAACTGGGTTATAATCTTTTATTTTATTTAATCTAAACAAAACGCCATCTAAATAAATCAACTTACTAAAATCCAAAGTCATTATATCAACCGTATTTAGATACGCTTTACATGCTACTAATTTACTATCCTTATCCGTTATCTCTGCCATGTAAGCCGAATAAAAAGAGTTGAATAAATTAGCCGATGGATAAACCCCCGTTGGTGTAAACTGCAATGCTTGTGGTGCGCCAAAGCATAAATCACTTGTTGGTGTTACGGGATCGTTTACATGTCCACAATACAAGTAATTTGCTTGTGTTCCCAAATTGGTAACACCGTTTAAAATGTTATAAGAGTTGCAACTCATTTTCTTCATTTGCACTATTCTTATATTAAAGTCCATGCTTGTTTCGGTAGTGCCTGAAAGTTTATAAATGGCAGGATAAACTTTATCCGTTCCTGTGTTTTGATACAAAACCGAATTACTAAAACCAACTTCTAAATCGTCTGTGTCTTTGCTAAAATCAAATTCGGTATCGTAAATAAAATCGCCATAGCCTTCATTATATCCTTTGCGGTATTCCTCGTTATAAAAATCGTTGTCCTCTTTGTACTTAAATCTAAAATACCTTGCATTGAGTTCACTCATTGGAATGCTTCTAATTGGTTCTTTACGATCAACCTTTTGTGAAATATCAATAGCATTTGCAGCCGTTGTTGGATAAAAACCAACGTAAGGCGCAATGATAATCTTTTTGTCATCAAATGGACTTTCGTAAACGTAAAGATTAAACATTTTTAAAATCCAAATAAAGAAGTCTTTTTGAAATATACCCTTTGGAATTATCTTGTTAATCGGTATAGCTTCGCCGATGTTTATAGGTACTGCCAAACCCGTACCGCCGCCAAATGTTAATGCAATACCCGCATCAATTTCTAATACTATTGTATTAAGTCCTCTACTAGCATCTTCAATAGGTATAACCATTCTAAGCCTATCGCCTGTTACTAAATTAACACCATTGAATCTAACAAGTATATCCATTGGCTCGGTTGTGCTTACCTCTGTATAAGGTAGCAAGGTTATTGAATCAATACCTACATTGTTTTTTTGTAGTATAAGATTTACCGCTTGTGGATCGCCACCTGCGTAAATGATACCTATTTGACCTGTTAAGCGAAATTCAATATCAACCGTTATTGGCGTTGCGCCATCGTATTGTATATTAAATCCGCCGCCTATTAAACTAAAGTTACCTAAAGAAACGCCTGTGTAAGATAAAATGTATTCATCCGCTACCGCAGCAAATTCTTGCTCATTAATTGTAGCCGACATGTATTGAGTTGAAACCTTATCTAAATTTTTTCTATTGTAAGGTATTGCCAAACGGTCAAACAAAGGCGTTAATAAGAAATTGCTTTCTACGGTGTAATCTGTGCCTGAAATTATCTTTTCTAAATATTCTCTAACATACAACGCAGGTCTAAATGCCTTGTATTGAAAGTCCACTTTATTAGTTGATACATTGCCATAATCAATTAAAGGGTAAGCAACGCCTTGACCATTAACCGCATTCCATGAATTAGTAATATTAGCCAAAGTATAGTTTTGGTTGTATTCGCTAAAATCCAAATCTTCTAAACGCCTATTGCCTAATTCAAATATAAAGCCGCCTAATTCACCATAAATAAAACATTGGTATTCTAAAGTTCCATCGGTGTTTATTATTTCGGTCAATCTTAATGAACCTTTAAAAACTTGTATTTGGTCAATTAGTACTATGCACCTTGCCGATTTTGATGGGTTAAAATTATAACCGATGTTAGGTGCGCCGTTATCGTAATCGTTAGAACTTGATAAATTAAATACATTACCAAATGCTTTGTTATTTACGGCATTGCCAGGAATGGAAATAGTCTTTGAATACGATGTGTTTTTGCTTCCAAAATCGTTTACATCGTCAATCGCATAGGTAAACGTAGTATCTATATCCTCGTATAAATCTAAATTGATTCCTTCTAGTACTAATCTTGTTCTCATTATCTATATTGACTATTATTGTATTTAGCTACCTCAATATTTATTTCAAGGTTGTATAATTGGTCTGCCTTTTCGGTCTTGTATTCAAAATTGGTATCGGTTACCGTTACTGGGAAATAAGCCCCTCTAACTTCCATGTAAACAATAGGCGAAGCAACCAATTGACCGAGCCATGTGTAATCTTGTTCTCTTACATAATCACTTACCAATCTATAAGTATCTCTATGCTCTATTGAAAAGTTAGTGGTACTTTCATTGAATCTATTGTATTGGTCGCTATTAAGCATTTGATCGCCTTCAAGTTGATAAGCCGCCTTTTTAAAACTTCGCCTTTCAAATGCGGTAAACCTTTTATTTATAAGATTAAACCCAAATGTATCCCAACCACCTAAACGGTTAAGGAAATGAATGTTAATAGGGTTGCTTCTTGTATAACAAGCGTGAACATAGTTTACATAGTTGGTTATAAATTCGCCATTTATTAACCTTACCTTATATCCGTAATCTGTTTCTAAAATAAACTCACTACCTAAATAGTCGTTTATTGATGCGGCACTAAATTCAAATAAATTAAATTCACCCGTAAGGTTTACCGTTGCACCCGATGCCGTTGCTACTATATCGCCACATTCGTTTACTTTGCTTATTTCTACGTTGCAGCTTGTAAGTTCCCTAGATAAGAATGAAATAAAACTACGTTTGCCAAAAATTATATCAATGTAATCAATCTTGCGTTCGGTAAGCCAGTCGTCGGAATAGTTTGAAATAAGTAAATTATCGTATTGGTTGGAAAGCAATAAATCACCTTCGCCACCGCCTAACAAAAGTATCCCATCGAAAAACAAAGGATTGTAATAGTTGTAACCCGCATAGCTTCCACTTGCTAAGTTTGTAGTAACAATGCCCGAAACTTCTTCGCCAAAGCGAATATCGTATTGTACCTTTATTTCATCCGATGAATGTTGCAATACGCTACCTTCCACTGGTTTAAAATAGTTATTCATGTAATTGCGTACAATAGGCGCGGAATTGAAAACACCATAACTACTCTCGGCAGATGGGGCAGGGTTTATTTTTACCCTACTAACAATGCCACCCGATACATAGGTATCAAATACATATTTAAAGTTTTCGGTTGCTACATTTGTACTACTAACTACAAACCATGCGTCATCGTTTAATGAAGCAAAGTCCGCTGGTACTGATTTAATTGTTATCGCCATAATTGATAATCTTTATACTTATATCGGCTTTTAATGCCTCTGATGCTTTTTTAATAAATCCTTTGCCAAATACTTTTACTATTGCATCGTCAAAGAATCTTGTTTGGTCTATACCATCTCTTTTTATAGAAACCGAAATGGCATAGGCAATAGATTCCCTAGATGGGACTTTGCTTAACGCTTTTCGCTTACGTTCTAACTTTGAAATAGATGGTTTTGTGTTAGGCTTAAAACTACTAGCGGTTTTTGCGGTATTTAGCCAACTTAATATGCTTGTCATCATTGCCCTACTTGGATACAATGTTTTAAAAGCATAAGGCGAAGCAATAGATTTACCTACACCCGCCACGCCTTTGTTTTGGTAATCGTAGTATTTAGATGCGGGATTGTCTGGTGAATATCCTACCTCTATTAAATATGATCCGTTGTTGTCGGTTACGTTATAAACCAAATCCGACATATTGCCCTTGCTTGTTAAGCTTTTTTTATTGATATTGGCTTGAACTTGGGTTATAAAATCCAAAGCACTTTTTTCAAGTAAGCCTTGAACAATAGGCAATTCTTTTTCATCAACAGCTCCGCCTCGCTGATTAAACCCGCTTCTACTTTCGCCTATACCTGCTAAACTCAATGCCATACTCTAAATAGTAAAAGCGATGGTTATAGGCATAGCATAAAAAAAGCCCCTTGTAGAAACAAAGGGCTAACAAAAAACAAACCATGATCTAAAAAACAAATATACAACTATCTTGACAATTCTTCAATATATTTAGCCTTCCCCTTTAGGTAACTCATGGCATTTATAGCCTCGATGGTAGGCATTTCGTAAACGCTATTTAATTCAATGCGCTGATATTCGGCTATTTGCTCTGCGGTGTAATGCCATCCAAATACTTGCATAAATCGTTCACCTGCTTTTCGGCTTCCTCTTTTGTCATCCCCTTGTTCGCTAACTCGTTTATCATAAAGTCCTTTGAAGCTATTATCCAATTCTTGAATAGATTGCAAAAAAAAACCGTACTTGCATAAATAGCCTCGTATGGTGCTTGTTGCATATCGTTAGCATATATTTCGTGCTTTGCCGCATCGTACTTGTCATCTACCCACCTAAACCATGTTTTGCGTTGTGGTATTACCATTGTTGCGGCTATCTTATGTAAATTAGCAACAAAGTCTTGTGCAAAGGTTTTACCCTCAATGTAACGAGCAAAAGGCATCTGTCTAATATCGTAAACCATTCTATAAGCACGTTTGCCTATTTTAATATATTTAACGGGCTTTCCTTTGGGTTCGTTTTCTAAAAATACAAGTTCTTTTCTAGCTTCTACAAAGTCCACCCACTTCATGCTATCTATTACGGATACAGGTACGTTTTTAATAATAGCCAATAGTTCGGTATCTACATCGGCTTCGGTGTATTCTTTGCTTACTTTGCGCCTTAACTTGTCAATTTCTTGCGCTTGTTTTACGGTTAGTTTATTCCACATAATTAACTGAATGAATAGTTACCCGCACCTTTGCCAACACTTTGATATTTGCGCCATGCCAAAGCCAAAGCGCAAACGGTATCGTCATGTAAGCCAGTAGGTGCAGAATATTTTACCCCGCTTGTTGAGTAAATATACTCAAAATTATTTAACTCCTCTGTAATTACTCCCTCTGGGAATGTTATTACTCTGCTTTGTATAGCAACTGCCAAGCCTTCCATCAATTGCTGCTTACTTGTTGATGTAAATTTAAACGCTTCAACGCCACCCCTTACGCGTTGTATATCTTCGGCAATAGGATCACCATTACCCGTAGCATCCATACAAACATCAACTTTTGGTAAATCTAATATCTTTCGTTTGGTATTATGCCAATCGCTTTGCCACCTATCGTAATAACAAACGCTTCCGTTTTTATCTAAGCCAATAATAACACTAAAGTCGTAAGATTTTGCCAAATCTATTCCATAACAAACGGCGGGTAATGTAGACAATGGGTAAGTACATTGAGCAATATAAGCCGTACCAAATGGGTTGGCTACGTTGTCGTTAAACTCGGCTAAGTACTCTTGGCTAAATGCTAATTCTGGCAAATCCTTTTTTGCATCGTCAATTTCTAAAGGATCGATGTAAGGATTCATGTAAGTACTCATTTGCCACGACTTCCAATTTGGCTCGTCTTGTTTACCTCTTATGTATAATTTATAAAAATCATTCTTACCCTTTGGAGTACTTAAAAACCAAGCATCACCTTTTAAATCGGACAAGGTTGCACGTATACTTTCAGTCCATAGCTTCCAAAGGTTACGAGCAAAAGCAACTTCATCTAATATAACGCGCTTATATTTTCTTGACCTACCCGCCAATTCATTTTCTAAAGACCAAAATTCAATCCTACCGCCAGTCAAAAGTTCAATAAATTGATGATCGTTCTTTCTTGATATAATAGGCTCAAGTACTTTTAAGCATTCGTTATACGTACCATCCAAAAGTTTATACGTAGGGGTGAAATACCCAACGGGCATTCCATCAATTGCGGGTTCACAAAGCAAATTAACCGCTAAGGCAGATTTGCCAAACCTTCTACCACAACAAAGCACATTAAACCTTTGGGCTTCATTTAGTATTTGCTCTTGCGCTTCATGCGGTTCATTAAGTGTTATCGGAACTTCCTTTTCGCTCATATTTTACTTTTATGGTTAATTCTTTGCTTCCGCTTTCTTCAACGCTTTCTTTCAATCCGTTAAGCCTTGCGGTTATACTAGGATTGTAAATGTTGGTCATACCGCCAACTATTTGGTCGTTTTGAATAGTCTTTCTAATTCTTTCGGCTACATTCTTATAATCGGTATAATCACCCGAGCCGCCATAAAAATATTGAGCAATAACGCAGTTCTTAATGTTGTAAACAAACAACTCAAACCCTACCAATGTTAGTGGTCTTTCTCTTTTTCTATGTACCTCTTTGCCATCTTTACCTACATAGTCTTGTACTTCAACTGGCGTGGCTTTTGCCCATTCTTGATATTGTAGGAATAGTTCCCACATTTCATCTACTCCGATATAATGTTTTTTATACTTGCTCATAACCTAAATAGTAATTTCCCGTGTTTTTATAATACTCTAACCATTGTTCGCCTTTTCGCCATAATAAGTTAAGGCTTTCGTCTTTCATCTTACGGTAGTCGGTTGTTTGCCCTACATCGTTTCCTAAATGCTCTGCGCTTCCTGGAATGTAATAAGACCTTAAACCCGCTAACTCGCACCGCATCCAATAATCTCTATCGTTTACCGAATACGGATCAAGGTCAAGGTTGAAATACCCTACTTTATCAATAGCTTGTTTTGTTATTAGCACATTACCAAATGGGATAGTTTCCCAAATCTTCAATCCATTTATTTCCGTTGAAGCGGGTAAACCCTCTACGGTGTGCATTCCTACCATTGCGCTATTTGGTATTTGGTTAGCATAATGTAGCATATCCGCCAACCAATTATTGGGCATTAATATATCGTTAGCCATAGTAATTACATTGCCGTTTGCTTGTGCTATACCTTCATTTATTGCAGCCGATACACCTTTCATGTCTATTTGCACAAGTTCAAATTCCGCACCCGCATTGTTTAAATTTACATCTTTAACCCTATGTGTAAATTCATGTCGTAAGTAGTCGAGTAGTATTATGGTTGTCATGTGGTAAATGTTTTGCTTTCGGAATGGCTTATAGTTAATTTAAACCCGTTGCCTTGCATTATGTTAATTATTTCATCCCATCCTATTGTTAGTTTGTGCGTTCCTTCGTAGCCATCCCATTCGTTTCCTTCGTTTGTTAAAGGCGATTCAAAATGAACCACACTTACTCCTTTGCAATATTTAGCTAACTCTTTAAAATGGTCATTACTTAAATGCTCAATAAAATGAGTTGCTATAATTATGTCGGCTTTTATTGTTCTTTTATCTTTAAACCAATCAAACTTAGTAGGCTTAATGTAATTAACTTCTTTACATTTAGTTGAACGGATGGCAGCTTCGCAAATCTCTACACCGTACCAATCTAATATAGCAAAGTCTTGCATGGCTTGTTTAGCTAAATCGCCTTTCCATGTGCCAAACTCTAAAACTATTGGTCTACTACATAACAACAACGCTTCTTTAACCTTATCGTAGTTGTAATGGTTCTGCTCGGGGTAACGTGCCTCTAATTCATTGTGGTAAGCTATTTGCTCATTAATTGTCATTGTATCGTAGGCTTTGCGCCATTGGTCAAATTCATTCATGGTTTTATATTTGGTGCAAGGTATCTTGCGGGGTTTCCAACGTATTTTGAATTAGGTTGCATTTGTGTGCGCTTTGTTACAACAGTTCCCATGCCTATCATGCAACTTGGCGGTACTATCAACTTTTGATGAATAATAGCACCCAAACCTATATTAGTATTTTTTTGGATAATACTATGACCACCAATTAAACAATGGCAAGACAATGTGCAATCTTGAAATACATAAACATCATGTCCAATATGTACCCCTTTCATTATGTAGCAACCGCTACCTATGAAGGTTTTATTTTCTACACCCGAATCTATTGTAACATGTCCAGTTATCCTTACATCGTTTCCTATAAAAACGCCTTTGCCTTGTTGCTCTTTGCCTTTCCATTCTGGCGGTGCGCCTATAATACAATAAGCACCGATGTAACAATTATTGCCTAAAATTACATCAGGATAAATTATGGCAGTTGGATGAATATAATTCATGCCTTTTCTTATTTACGGTTAATAAATTAAAATGCTTATTGCAGAACTCGTACAATTCATTGCCTTTTTCCTCTCTCATGGCTTTATCGTTTACTAATTCCTTTATCCATTTGTACCAATATTGTTGGCTTCTAACATAACACAAAGGCATATCAAGGTAAGGATCAACCATGCTAACAATAGCAGGGTTACGCTTTGTGGCGGCTTCCAATACTTTTAAATTAGATTTATAACCGTTAAACTTTGTGTTAAGCAAAGGGATAACCGATATATCGGAATCACAATAAGCATTCATGTACTTTTCGGGCAATGCTATTTGGTAAATAGTTGAATCAAACCTTAACCCTGTTGTAAATGCCGAAATCATAATATCCCAAATGGGTTTAGCTTTTTCGGTGTAACCAGCCATGTTGGTTTTAATCTTACTTCGCAAATCATAATCACCGTATACTCTTTGCATTGGGTTTCTTAGTATAGAAACATCTTGTGCATGGGTATCCGATCCCGACCAAAATAAACGTACTTTATCGGATGATTGTTTGGCGGCACTAAATTGACCATCACCAAAAGGCAAAGCGTTTGGAATTACATGCACGTTTTTATTGTACTTGTAAACTTCACTCGCTAACCTTGAATGGGTTACGGTACAAATATCGGCTATTTGTATGTAGTCAATAATCTGTTGGGCAATGTTATTGGTAAGGTAATGGTCTGCAAGGTTGTGATGCGGATCAAGTTCCCAATAATCATCATTGTCCACAACTAAGGTAAAGCTATACCTTTTTTTAAACTCTGCCATTTTATGAGCAGGGAAACTAACCGACCTATTCATTACTACAATATCCCAACCTTCTTCAAGTTGTTCATTGTCTATTTGGTTGGTTATCTTTACAAAGTCATTGGTACCTTGAACCATATAGATTAAAGGCATTATAATACGATGAAAGCTAACGCCTGAGTTTAGGCTTCCTAGTGCTAGTATTCTCATTGGGTTTATTTAGTTCGTATAAATGTGCAAGTCTTAAAATCATATTAAATACGCAATCCTTACACCATTTAGTAAGTATAAATCGGCTATCTAAATATTGATGGTATATGTGTTCAAGCATATCTAGTCCTTCTACGTTTTGCACCCAACCATCTTTGGCGGTAGCAAAATGATGCTCATTTGCTTTTAAAAAGGCTAAATGTTCGGGCTTTAATTCCATTTGTCTAACATTTTAGAAATTATGCAAGTAGCTACCGATGTAAAACATGCGCCAAACGCAATTAGAGCCACAAGGTTAGGCGATAAATAAAAAACAATATAAACCCACACGGAAAGGCATGGATGGCAATTAAAGGGCTTAAAATTTATTTTAAGGATACGATGCCCTTGTACAATGTCAATAAACCAAATTGTAAACGTTATTGCTGCTGCGATTGTAAGTAGCATTTAACTTTGTTTTTTGCGTTTGTTAATGTTCTTATAATTGTTTTGTAGGGTATCCCAGTACCTCTACTCATTGCTAAAGCGTTACGGTCAAAAGAATAGCAATAATGAAATAACATATCCTTTTCATATAGCTGCTCTCTTGTATTGTCAAAGATAGTATTTAAATCAATGTCGGGCATTTCAAAATAATCTTCATAGGCTTGTTCTTTGATGTCGGGTATTTCCTCGTAATTCCTAAACATGGTAAAGAACTTTGACCTATCGGATTTAATCATGTTAAGTATTGTCCTAATTGTATAAAACTTTAGCATCCCATCGGCTTCCATTTGTTCAACCCTTTCTTGTGGAAGTTCTAGTAACACCATTATAACCTCTTGCTTTAAATCTTGCTGCAATTGTTCTGGCTGCATTTTGTCGATAACTTCGTTAAACCATTGGCTCGTGTAAACTTTTTCCACTATTGCATGAAAAGATGGTAACAAATTTGCTGCGTTTGTGCTAAATTAGTACATATTTTTAAAACGGATGGTAAATTTTACCATAATTACCATAATTACTATTAATGTACGGCTGAAACTCAATGCCAGTGCGGATAGTTACCATAATTACCAATTTTGACGTAGTGCTTATATTTATATAATTACACTAAGAGATATATTAAATTTTATATCATAGTAAAGTTACCAATTATGGTAACTATTCAATGGTAGCAAAGGTTTCGCGTGTGCATTTATGGTAATTATTGGTAACTATTGACATAAAAAAAGGTGCTTAATGCACCTTCTTGTATTTTCCATGATCTGTTTTACTAAACAATATCTTAAAGTCTTTTCGCCTCAAAGCGGTTCTAAATTTCTTGTCAGGTAAATTTATTTTCTTACAAACCTGCTCGGCTTCAGAATAAGTAAACTCAAAAGGTAAGCTATTATACAAATTATCTAACTCTAAAGGTAGCCCAGTTTCTACTGTTTTATGCAAGTTTTTTAATATATTAACCGTTGATTGTGCATGATAACGGTAAAGCTGCCATCCCAATTCAATAGTATTTTCGTCTATTATTGGGTTTATTGGATTGTTAATAATCGCTATTATTTGCGTTAATCTTGGAAAGTACGCCGACATCTTAGCTTCTGCACCTTTAATATAATCTTCGATGCGGTTGTTTATACGGTCATTAGCTGCCATTAAAGAGCCTTGAAAGTATTTGCGATATAATTCCTTTGCAGAATCGGTTATTTGTATTTTTATAGGGTTTACATCATTGTTACTGTACGTTTTATTAATGTCGTACAAAGACAAAACAAGGTTAGACCATTCGGCGCACATTTGCCTTTGTTGTGTAAATGGATCTGCGTTTACGTTTAATTGTATATAATCGGATTGAACCATAAGGAAACGTGAAGCAAAGCCGCTCTCAATCTTATCCATCGTAAATATATTAGTTAATCGGCTTGGTTGCGTTCCCATTAAAAGGTTAATGTTTAGATTTTGAACTACACGCTCTTTATCCCTATCGGCACGAATTTGAGTATATCTTCCGCCACTAAATGCTTGAGTAAAAAATGAGATTGAATCGTTGTTAGACTTGTGCGCCCCAGCGTTTAATATTGATTCAGCTTCATCATGATAAACTCCCATTCCGTTTGGCTGATCTTGGCAAAGGGCAATATAACCTTCAGTAGTTCCATCAACTGCAAACGGATGAAATCTTCTTGGCTTGGCTTTAGTAAATTGACTTTTGGAAGATAAAGCCGCCATTCTTTCATCGTTCCATTCAGCTAACTTATTTTTATATTCTTGATCCTCGCGTTGCAAAGTATCGCTCAATGGTTGCTCACACATGGACTTAAAAGCTGGTGTTTTACCAACCGATACAGGTGCGATCATAAGGCAGAATAAAATATTCTTTGCACTTGAGCCAAATTCTGAAACATAAGCATTCCCTGCCAATGAAGATGCAGTCCAAAGTCCTGCCGTTGCAAGGAATATAGGGTTAAGAGAAAGTTCGCGGCTTACGTCAAATATTGACTCTCTTATTTTAGTTGGAAATATGTCAAATGGGTAATGTATATCATCTTGCGTTTGCTCTTTTTCTCTATCTTCTAATTGTTTACTATTTGCCTTTCGTGTACGATATGCTGAATTAATTGCTTTTGTGCCTTCTTCTATAAAATCTGTAGTCCAAATGTTATTTTTAAAGTAATCAATACAAGCGTTTTTTGTTACACCATATTCGCAAAAATGCGAAGCCAACATAAATGTATGCTTATTGCGTTGCCCTTCAATAAAAGTTGTTGAACGCTTAAAGTTAGTTATTATGTTAATTATTTTAGCCTCATCGCCTATTGCGTTTACTATTTCATTATTGTATTCCGCTTTTTTGTTAAGGTCTTGTTCGGAAAACATTAAAGTAAATTCTTCGGCTAATTCATTAATGTAAGGTGTCGGATCATAAGAACTAAAACAAAAGCGACAAACATCTGCATCAAGGTCTAAATATTTAGATTCAAAATATAACGCAAATGTTTTTAACCGAAGCGAATGCTCCGCAGGTGTTGATGCTGGTATTTTTATAAGTGCTTTAATTCCATTTCCAGAAGGTGAACGCCATGCAGCAAGTATAAATGGAAGTTTACACAATTCTAAAAACAAAGGCGTGTATTGTTCTTTGGGTATTTTATCAAAGTCAAGTATTGCCGCACCTGAATGCTTTTCAAATCCTCGTTCTGAACGGTTTGAGAATACACCCGCAAAACAATATCCTGGTAAGTTCTTTTTTAAATAATCTTTACGCTCTTTAACCGTTTCGTTTCTTATTTCATCAAAGATTGGATTATGTGTTGTTAATTCATTAACAAATTGATGAAACTCTATTATTTCAGGTTCATTTGTTTTAAATAGCGATTGGTATCTTGTAAATATCATTGTATAAATCTTGTTTTTTTACCTAATGAAAAAATATCTTCAACTCTAATTGTAACCAATTCTTTGTTTCCTTCATAATAGCCAATGTACCTTGTATCTAAATCGTATAAATACGAATCTAAAATGTAAAATTCTTTTTCTTGACCTTTAATAATTACCCAACAATTTACCATATATTTAATTTAATTGTGTAAATAAAGAACCCCCAACGATTGCAGCGAAGGGGGTTATGTTTAACTTGCGTTTGTTAAACAATAAATTCAGAAATAACCTGCAATACTATTTCTGAACCGTTGTACAAATATACTATAAACTATTTATAACCTCATCATATTGCTGCCAAAATTCATCTGGAGTATGTACAAAGAAATAATACCCCCCAGCTTGTTGCTCCATTTGTTGTTCTCGCAATTGAAATTCACTTGGGCGGTCTTTACCTACCTTAACTTCCCATTTAACCGATCTTCCTTTAATGGTTGCCGTAACATCCGCCGTTCCTTTGCGGGTTGTTCCTGGTATAAACTTTTTAACGGTTAAAATAGTTCCGCTTTGTTGTTTTTCTTGTGCATCAATTAACCTGCCTGTTGAAGCTACTCGCGTTCCGTTTGTATGTGGAAGCCAAAATAATATGTTTACTATGTAGCGCGTTAAACCATTGGCGGTCTTTATTTTAGGCATTACAGGCGGCGCATAATGTCCATCTTTGTATGGTGCAGGATAGCGCATTTTAAACCAATCCAAATGAGCATCGTTATAGCGTTCTTTGTGTGTCATATAGTTACATTTTTTACATCCCATTCAAAATACATTGATTGTTTATTGTACTTAGGGTGATGCCTATTGCTTATTGCTTTCTGACATTCTTTGCAATACGGATTTAATTTAAGTTCCCCATGTGGGTGTTTGTAATAGTTTGTTGTTGGCTGCACTACCTTGCAGCGTGAGCATTGTTTAGTCATCATATCTTCTTAATTGTATGTAATAAATATTGTGTGGATTTGCGTAAGCCGCCTTGCTAACTTCATTGAACATGGCTTTAATGAATCTATTTTTATCAACCTTTGATTTATTGTATATCCCCAAAGTCCTTTCTAGTTCTCCATTGCGGTAAACTTCAATATGCGTGTAACTTGCGTAAGTTGCTGTTTTCATTTGATGCTAGTTTAAAACAATTCAGTTTGATTATTTTTAGGCTTTTGAATGATGCCCATTGCAACTTCAAATATTGTTTTCCCAGCTTCATAATCTACTAAATTACGAGCCATTTTAGTAGTGCTTTGTTCGCCTTTGTACTTTTTAAAATCGTAATTATGAAATTTAGACAGTGTTCCAATTTCATCAACCATATTAGTTAAAGTACCGTCTAATTTTCTTTCATTTATATTATTAGGCAAATTGAAGTTTGTCCAATATAAATGCCTACCTCGTTTTTTAGCTGGTATCAATGGCTCGTAGTAAGGTGTTACATTCTCAACTACATATTTACCTTCAAAAAAATTATCTAAAAAAATCACTTCCTCATACAATTTCATATCTGGGTAAATAAATTTAAAAGTTTCTCTATTTTTTTGGCTTATCCTTACTTTGCTATGGCTCGGACAAGGTGGAGAACTCCATATAAAATCAAACTCCTTAAAGTGGTCTAATAAGTATTGGTGTGCATCGGCTACAACTACCTTGTCGTTTGGAAATCTCTCTTGGTATAATCTTGCTGCTTCCTCATCCCATTCAACTGCAGTAACTTCTATGTTTGCTACTTCATCCCATTTATAACGATTGCCGCCAAGACAAGCGTATAGGTTTAATACTTTAATATTTGCTATCCGAGCCATAGTCTTGTTTTATCGGGGTTCTCCATATTCCTATTTAATACAGTTGGAAGTTTATGCATTGCTTTAAATTCCGCTTCGGGTATTTCTACACCATCAACAAGGTAGTATCCTTTTCCCTCGCGTCGTATGTATGTTGTATATCGTAAAGCGTATAAGTGTTTAATGTATTCTTGTGCGGTCATGGTTTAATCTTCTTGGTTAATAATACAATCTAAAATAAATTTTTCGTGAGTTTCTTTTGTATCAAGAAGAATATTATTATCATATCTTCTATACATTTTTCTTTCTTGATCGTAAACAATAAAACGATGCGCTTTATTATGATGTTTTTTAGTAAGCCAAATAATATCTGATGCATGTTCTTCATTATAACTCCAATGATGTTTTTCTGCATCGCCAAATGGCTTTTTCATTTTTTTACATTTTCTATAAATAATATATTTTTCAGGGTATTTTTCAGCCCACCTTTTATTATCTTCAGGCTTTGCTTTGCCAGTACCAATATAAAGTCTATGATATTTTTGCCTACCTCTTTTACGTTCCTTTTCAATAAAACCTTCTTTCTTAATGTTTTCTAAGTAATTGCCCTTAACGTCTTTCTTATTACATTCCTTGCATTTATTTACATAGCCATCATGCATTTGCGAATGTTTATAAAAATCGGTTAAGGGCTTTACTGTACCACATTTGAAACATTCTTTTTCCATAAATAATATTTTAGCTAAGGTAACTAAAATAATTAGAACGGAAAAATAAATTTTCCATTTTAGAACGGTAATTGGTCATCTGCTGGATCGTACTTTTCCAATTGTCTTTTAATTTCTACATCGTTAACCGATAGCGGTTGCTCTTTGCGTTCTACTGGCTTAATGTTGCCGAAGTAGACTTTCTTAGCACCGCTTTCACGTTCTTCTTTTGACTGCGATACATTAATTGAACCAATATTGCCGTATTGGTCTTTTTCATCATTTACCCAAAGATTAAAGTTTAGATACTTTTTACCATTCTTTTCGGAAATGGTAATTTTTTCCTTTGGGATGTCGCTCAAACAAATTGAGCCATTGTATAGTGTACTCATGTTAATGGCGGGTATAGGTTGCCGCTGCCTTTATATTGTGTCTACTGCTTCGTTAAATATTGCTAAAAAATCAACTTTTGGGGCTTTTTTATAAAGTTCCATTGTAGCATCGTTACCCTTGTATTTATTCATTGTTGGGTGTGGAATTTCGCGCAATGCCTTTACAAGCATTTCTTTTGCATCGGGTGTAATTTTACCGAATATCCGTTTGCAATGTTGGATTTCTTTATACAATTCAATTCTATATTCCGTTGCTACGCGGTGGTGTTCATCGTCAAGCCATTCAAGAAAACTCATGTTAATTTAGTTTAATAGTGATAATCTTGTTTTTTGCGTTCTTGGTATTCGCGCTCAAGTTCTTTATGCCTTTGGTTATTAGCGTTATCGGCTAACCATTTCTTTTGGTCATCATTACGTTTAAACCATCGTTTTGTAGGGATGGGAGAGCCTTTGCCAAGCTCCACCCCATCGCGTTCAATATCTAATATAGTTATTTGTTCCATTATTCTGCCCCCTCACTATTTAAGTTAAGCAATTCTTGTTTCTTAGCTGCGCAATGTGCTATAATAGCTTTATCTTTTTGCAATTCCTTTGGCAATGATTTGTAAACGGCTGCAATAACATCTACATCGGTTACTGCGTTAATCATTATTTTAGCTTGGTCGGCGGTTACTACTTCTATAACCTCTGCTTTTACTTCTTCGGTAACAATAGGCGCTTCCATTTCTTCGGGAACGTAAACAGGACCAGCGAAAACATCGGGCGTGTACCATTTAACGCCGTTGCTCATAGCCCTTGCAAATAGCATATTTTTAGGGAACTTGTCAAGGTTCTTTGTACCCGCTTTTTTTGCATCCGCAATAGTGAATGTACTATTGCCAATCTTTTCTTTACCTTGAAAAAAGTCAATTGAGCAAATTAATTCGCTACTTTCAATAACTCGGTAATCGTACTTGTTAGAACCTTTTACCATTGCTGCCATAACTCCAGCCCCGATTGTCGGCTTACCTTGTATAATGTGGATGCCGCTCATTGATGCAAAAGGCGGTATTCCAATTTCGCTACCTGCCTGTATCTTAACTATTGCTTGTGCTGCGCTTTTAATGTCGGGGAACATTCCTGATTCGGCAAATGCCTTACCGATTGACATAATTTCTGTTGGTGTTGCTTTTTGTAGTTGCATAATGTTTGTTTTATTGTTTAGGGTGTAAAAATATATAGTTTAAAGTTACCAACCAAATAAATTTTTATTTTTTTTATTAAGGTTTAAAGTTGTAATATTGCAACTATGGAAAAAATGACTATAAGACAATATGCCGATAGTGTCGGGATATCTGTACAAGCTGCCCATAAGCGTGTTAAAAATATGGAAAAATACAAAGAAATCAAAGAAGTTGAGAAAATTACAAATAAATTTTTTCTGCTCAAAGTCAATACCAAAAAGGGTTTCACTAAATGTGGATAACTATTTTTAAAATATATTTGGTTTATATGTTTAAACCTATGTATATTTGTGTAACAAAACAAAAACAACATGATACAAGTTACAAAATCAGAAATTACAGAAGTTTTACAAAATATGGAAAAAACCATAGTTTATGTTAAGGAAAATTCTTCTTATCAATTTGTTAGCAATTCACAAAACAATGTAATGTTTAGGTTTGATTTAAACACAAATAAATATAAGTTTTATTATAATAAAGAACAATTTGCAAGATCAATAGTAAGATTTTATAAAAGAGGTTTTTAACCCCCGCAGGGGTGCGACTGCTAAACGCACACTTTAAACAACCAAACATGAAAAAACAAACACTCCAAACAATCGCAATCGTTGCAATGCTTTTATTATTCACCTTAGCCGATAACATTTAAAACAAACCAAACATGAAACAATCAGATTTACACTTTGCCGCCGCACAATGTTGCATTAAAATTGAAATGCTAAACCGTATGATTAAGTCATCGGATAGTTACACATGTATGTTTTTACGCGACATGAAAGAAATTGAGATTAAAAGATATGCCGAAATAATGGATCACATTACTGCACCTTTAAATCTAGTATAACCTATGAAAACAGCAATGCAAGAAGCAGAAGAATTGTTTAATCAATATGCAAATGTTATTTATGATAGAGCATTAACCGTAATGCAATATGAAATATGTAAACAATGTGCATTAATAACAGTAGATGAGATAATTAAAGCTAGTCCTTTAGAACCAAATGATACCCCAGAGTGGTTACAACCAGAAGATTGGTTTCCAGACTCAAATATATCTGCTGAAAAATATTGGCAAGAAGTTAAAATAGAAATAGAAAACCTATAACCAAAACCCATAACCTATGACCGCAATACAATATCTAAAACACTTGTATGCCTTACGCTATACTACTTATATTAGGCGTAATGGAAAAGGCTTTTACCTTGTTGATGGCAAAGAAATACCAGAAGCAGAATTTAAAGCTATGCACAAACTGCCAACGGTATTAAATAGAAACATGGAAAATCCCGATAAAACTAGATTGTGGTTGGGATAAATTTAAAAAACAATTATGGCTAAAACAGCAACATATGCAAGTTACACGCATATTGAAGTATACCGAAATGGCAAATTAGAAAAAAGTTTAGGCATTTACAATAAATCTAAAGCAGATAAAAGCAGAGCTATTAAAACTATGTTTAATGAAGTAACAAAGGCAGCTTACGCAAATCCACAAAATGTTTATTATATTGAATTAAAACGCTATGATGAATAAAGTATACTCACGATGCAATATGAAAAAATTAAATTGGGTTTTTCAATTAATCTTTTTCTTTTTAGTTGGCATACCAACTTTTATTTTTATCTATGGGGCAATTATAATATCCTTTGGAATTAAGGAATTATTCACTTTCATCTTCAGGAGGGGCAAGGTCAATTTGGATAACAGATAGTATCTGTAAATCTTTATATTTTTGTAACACATCTGACATAGAGATGGAATAGACCAATTTAGTCATTTTAATTCCATTTTTAACAAAGAAGATGCGATACGTTTTCATTATCGTTGCCATTTACCTTCTGGACAGGCGGCTGCTCCCTTTGGTGAGAAAATCTTTTTACTAGTAGTGCATCCACATTTGCCACAATAATCTCTAATATTGCTCTGAACCCAATGTTCGCAATCAACACAAGTTAGCAATCTTTCTTCAGCTATTTCTCTTTGCTCTTCTGTTGGGCTAAAGGCAGCTGCGTAAGATAAAATAATTTCTTTGATCTTGTTCATAGAAATAAATTAGTATAAGTGGATAGTTCACCCCAGTAATTATGAGTTAAAGATAAATTATCTTTGCGATATATTGAGTTATGGCTAGTAAAATGTACTCCATGATTAATATGGATAGCTTGATTTGGGCAGTTCCATTGGATTCTATTCATTGTCTGAGTTTCAATCATGCCGCTATTGGTACGCAAAGCATTGGGTAGAATGGCTAAACAATGCTCAATGGCATCATCAAATCTCATGGTCATTTGGTGGAACGGTTCATCATTTTGGCCTCTCTCTTGCCAACCATTAATACAAATACCTCCGTAATTCATATTGGTAAGAACGCTACCTTTATTAAAATCAGGGAAATCAAAGTAACCTTCTGGGTACATTACATCATGCTCTAAGAAGGAAACGTAATCATACTCTCCAGTTTCTTTGGCTGCATAAAGGCACTGCATAATCTGGAGCAATTGGTTAAGATGCGACTGGGATTGATACCAGCTTCTAACTTGGTAAAAAGGGTTTTCTGGCATAGGCTCCCACATACAAGTTACAATGTCTGCTACTCCATTACTAGCTTGCTTAATTGTATCTAATGATTTGTATATTGATGGCCATATCTTTTTATTGTTGTTATTGGAATAGAATATGCCCAATTTTCTACTTTTAGACTTGGGATATACAAATACACTACCTTCCCTAACACTAAAAACATTGCCATCTATATCCAACTCTAGATATTTTACCTCCCCAACTGCTGGATCCCCTATAATATCATTATTAGCTCTTACTACAAGCTTATCTAATACTATCTTATCCTTAATTAGTTGAGTGCAATCTTGACCTCCGTATGTTGCTTTATTTAAAATCATATTATCTTTTTGCGTGCATTATACCCATTTGTTCAATATCTGTACAAAACCAACCAAATTTATTAGTTGCAAATATCTCAAATCCTAATTCAGTTAATTTATCTTCTAATATCTTTTTGCAAGTAGGATTATGGTATTCAACTGCTATCTCTTCTACTGATTCAAATTGCTCGGCAGTAATATCCTTCATGTGTTCCTCATGTCCTTCTATATCCATTTTGATTAATTGTGGCTTATGATCTGTAATCAAGCCAACCAAATCGTCAAAATTAGAAATGGTTTTACATATGAAAGAATGGTCAGGGAAAGTTTTATTTAACTTTTCAATCTCTCCACATGATGCATCTACACCAATTATTTTTTTAGCTCCTCTATTTATAAAATACTGAGGAGTTGATTCAAATGGCTGGAATAACCAACCACAACCTAAATCCAATACTACCTTACCTTCTACGTTTTTAATGTCGTTCCAATGCTCTAATGGATTCTCCGACTCTACTACTTTTGTTGTCATAATAAAACTGATTTTTTAGCTGTTTCTTGTATAATATCCCAATATTTTTTGCTAGCTGTTCCTTCTTTTATATCTAATGTTGCACCATAAGGTAATGCATTCATCCATTCTGCTTTGTAAAATAAGCCACCAGCAGATGTAACAACGCCAGCATTATGGAATATATTTAACCTATCCCAATCTGCTTCGGTACTTGTTCCCCATGAAAATTCTAAATCAGGATGACAGATAGTTTGCGCTCCTAACTTCCAACCATTCCACAACAAAGCAAACATATCTGCACACCATATCTGTAATTCATGATGACTTGGATCAGCTTGCTTCTTCTCATTATTTAGTTGAGTTACCTCATGGAATAATCTTTCGCAGTCCTTTTCCACGTTTGCCCAAAAATCAGCATTGATACCTTTCATTAAATATTGTGCTCCGATTGAGTTAAGCTCATTATCTTTTACTAATGATTCTGGTATGTCTACTATCTCACACATCTTATCCATTACGTCTTGACCTTTACCTAATATGTAGCTATGTGCTATGTACCAACGGCAATCAGAACCATACCACTTATCATCTTGCAAAAACTGCTCCCAGTTTATCTTTTTAGTAAAAGCTATGTCGCAATCATGATAAAGAACTGCTTCTTGCTCTATGTGTTTATTTTGTTCAAAGTGTTGTTTTAGTATATTAGGGCGTATTGAAGATATATAGTGCCTAGTTTCTCTGGTATCTGGATAAAAATAGAACCTAGCTGGATAATTGGCAGCTAACTTAGTCCACTCTTCTGGAATAACATTATTTACCTTCCAACAAACAATATCTATCATATTAGGATTAATACCCATTTCAATAAAGTTATTTATCATAACTTCTACTTGCCATGCATAATAAAGGGAAGTTGGTTGAGCGCAAATAAATCTTAACTTCATGTATTTTTTTTCAAAGTTAACAGACTTGATTAAATTAAAAAACTATTTTTTAGAATAAAACATAACCATTTGTACGACTAATCTTCTTCATCCGCTTCGTTCAATTCATCGTACATTTCGGCTATCAAGTCATCAAGTATTTTTAGGCATTTGCGCTTAATACGGTTCACTTTGGCGGTATCGGATGCGGTCATAGGGTTAAGCGTTTCAACGGTAGCCAAAGCATAACAAGCGCAATTAATGTATTCTTCGCGGGTTGTAAACTCAACAATACCATCTTCTTCTTTGCCGTCTATTGGTAGTTCCAAATCTTCGCTCATTTGTTAGGTTTTTATATGTTTTCCTTACAAAGTGGCATAACGCAAGTAGTGTTTGC